TGAACTTCGCGGCCACCGGGAAGTCCATGTACATGTTGTACCCGGTGTTCGAGGAGTAGGTACTGGTGATGAAGGTGCTGATGGTGTTGATCTCATCCCCATCGCTGATTGGGATCGAGGTCACCCCGAGGGTATCGTTCCACAGGCACGAATCCCAGATCATGGAGTAGCGGCGGATACAGAACTTCTTGGCCAACGCGAGCGTGGCCGAGTCCGTGAACGACAGCTTATCGCAAGCTGCTTGCGCTACTTCAGATGGTTTCATTAGGCGAAGTATTCCTGAAGGACCATGTTGGAAGAACAGCGGCAGCGATCAGCGGCAGCACCGCCAGTATTGTCGCTTGAGCTGTAATTGATGTACAAAGTCGCAGTTGATGCACCCTTGTTATAGGCGTGAATCCTGTATTCAACCGCTGAAGCAGACGATGGCGAATCCCAAAACTGAATGAACTTATTTGCAATCTGATCTCCACCGTCTGAAAACACGCAGGGAGCAATACCATCAAGAGATGATCCAGTTCCGCTGGCAGTTTGTCCTATTTCAGTTCCATTGCGAGTAAGCCTGAAGCTGGCCAACTTTGATTGTCCAGTGTTCGCACCATAATTGAGCATTATGGTTACAAGCACTTTTGAAGATGTGGATCTTGGAGTGATCGAAGTTCTAAGCCCAACAATCTCAGTTCCAAATGAAGTGTTTGATGACGTTATGCTTGTATTTGTATTAAGCAGCGAAGAGTTGGACTGAGGGAACAGCGTTGCCAAGAACGCACTAGCTGGCGATATCTTAACCCTGCTTGAATCAGCCGAATCAACAATCAATACGCTATCTGCCGAGATGGGTACTGTTTTAACTGGTACACCAGGAATAGTTACGTTGGCAGAATTGATTGTAAGCAGATCTCCAGCGGCATTTCCTATTGTAGTATTGCCATTAACAGTAAGGTTTCCGCTTGTGGACAGAGATGTTCCACTAATGGAAGAGCTGGATGCAATCGAGCCAGTTACTGTAAGGTTGTTCGATATTACAGTAGCACCAGTAACATTGAGTGTGCTGCTTATCGTTAATGGATTAGCAAATGTTACGTTTCCAAAAAACGATGCATTCCCATTGCATGTGAAATTTGATGAAAGGGTAAGAAATCCAGCAATGGTGTTTGATGCGGACGCATTGGTTTGACTAATAGCTCCGTACACCGACAAGGTGCCTGCGCTTGTGGAGATGTTTCCGCTTGCTGAGAGTGACGAGAACGTGGCTGCTCCAGAAACTCCGAGGGATGAGAGCGTGGTAGCTCCGGTGACTGCGAGTGTTCCGGCTACCGCAGTATTACCGCTTGCGGATGCAACCGTGAACTTGTTGGTGGCTACCGAGAAGTTTCCTAGGCTGTTGATTGCTAGGGTTGAGAGCTGGAGCGCGGAATCGTTTCCGTTACCATCGGTGATGGTGCGAAGGCTTCCGTTCAGGACCGTGTTGTCGGTGGTCTTGAGTAGGCCAGTGTAGGTCGATGCGACCGTATTTCCTGTAAGTGATGTTCCCATACTATTCCTTTGGAAGTGCGTACCATCCTTCGTGGATTGTCACGCGGTTTTGAGACTTGGTTGGATTGCCCTGGGCATCTCTGACCCAAACGCGAGCCTTAACGCTCTCAGCGAGGCGTATAGGCTCACCGTGGGGCACCATCACCACTCTTGTTGAGCAGCTTGCGGTCAGAATCAGCAATGCGATCCAATAGCTTCTTTTTGAGTTCTGGATCGGGTTTTGCATCTTCTGCGATGTAGGGAGTTTTCGCAAGCCATACCAGCCACTTGAGAATGGCTGATACGATTTGCTCGATCACATTCATTCAGCCTTCTTCTTGTCGGCATCCTTCGCAGCGATCAACCCGAAACCAACGGTTACCGCAGCAATGGTGGCAGCAAGATCAATGTTGGTCGTTGGATCTCCGTCGAACAGTGATTTGAGCGCACCACCGACAGCGACCATGATTGCACCAACGCCAGCGAGAGTAGTTTTCCAGTTCATTTTTTGAGAGCTTTGTAGAGTCCGATTGCAGCGGCGATGAAGGCCAACACAGCAGCACCAAGCTGGAACCACTGTGTCAGTTGGGGGATTAATGAAACCGCACCAGCGGCGGCAGCGGTCGCCAGAGAGACTCCCACTCCACTGCTGCTATTGGTATCGGTTTGCATGATTAGCTCAGGGCAACCCTGATGGAGTTCTCGTTGCTGTCAACGAACGGCACGCCAATCACTCGGCCATCACCGTAGATTGCGGTAACCACTTGAGTAGGATCATCCTGTGGCACGATGTCAGCGGTGGTGACGATCATATCACCGGCAATCATGTTGGGGTTGACCTGAATGGGCGGGTCGAATGTGATGGTTTCCATAGATCAGGCAGCGATGGTGTACAGGATGGTGAATTGAAGCACAGCGGTGGTGCTGCTGCTCACCCACAGATTGCCGGTGGAGCTAAACGGTTGCGCGATTGTCAGTTTCTGACGACCAGCGACAACCACTGCTGCGTTCACGATGATTGACCCTGACGGTGTTGCGTCGCGAATAGTCACAGTCGCCGCACCGGAGGAGTTCACGATGATGTCCTCAATGATGGCATTGGTAGGAATCGACAGCGTCGCACCAAGCACCTGCTGAGGTGCAGCGGTCGAGGTCGTCGCATAAAGAACCGCCACCCGTTTCGGCTGCGTGAACTCCACACCGTTGAACAGCGTACCGTGCAGCGCGTTGGTCGAGCGGTCGGTGGCTTGGTAGCCAGCACCCACCGTGAAATCCAGATCAACGATTGCGCCGATGCGTTCCAACACCACATCATCAAGTTCAACAACCGTCGGGTTGATCGTGTTAGACAATCTTAAGTAGAGTGAAGTATCGCTGACGTTGTTGAACTCGTACAGGTACTGGGTGAGAACCGCAGTCGGCGTGAAGTTAAGATTGGTAGTAGCTCCGATGGGATTGAACAACGCACCACTACCGCGAACAAGTCCGGTACAATCACCGCTCTGAAGGCGAACTTTAAACGCAATCCTGTAGTTCTTTGCGGGGACAATAATCGAGTTTCTTAAGGTGCCGCCGCCAGTGGGAGTGGTGGACGTCACCTCAAGCTGATTGGCGACTGAAGCCACACTGACTCCAGCACCAGTTGCAGTGAAAGAGTCAGTAGTTCCAGTGAATGTCGCGTTTAGGACCGCCGTCTGCGTCCCCCACTGATCCGCCGGATTCACTCCGACAGTGATAAGCTCGGTGACATTAGAAGCGGACAGTGCTCGGTTGAAGACGACGGAGCGGTAGATGCGGCCAGAGAAGATGGTGGTCGAACTTCTTGCACCAACAACAACAAACGATGAATTAACCGAGCTTGACCATGCCGGAGGAGTTCCAGCGGTCGTTTCGGTGTAAGCCGTGTCAGTGCCGTTGATGTAGATCTTCAGCGTTGTTCCAGTGCGGGTGACTACAATGTCAACAACCTGACCGGAATAGGCAGTGACAACACCTGAAATCGTAGCCCTTCTAGCGTCTGAACTGCTCGCACCAAATTTAGTGAACCTAAGATCGGCGTTTTCGAAACTCATGTAGGCACTATCCGTCCCTGCGGATGAACCTGAATCGGAAAGCGCAATGATGACTGGTTGATTGGATGGGGTTGCCGTCGGTACTCGAAACCGGCTCCACAAGCTGAAGTCACCCGTGCCAATCGCCTGACAGGCAGAAGCAATCCGAGTGCTTGCCGTCGCTCCATCAAACGCCACAGCAGCGTAGTCGGAAGCGGCGGCGCGGATGGCGGAGCCAATTCCTCCAACAGCAGGGCCGTTGAAAAGCTCAGTCCTGCTGATCTTGCGGGTGGTCGATGCGCTGTTTACCCAGATCGGAAACTGGTCAGCCGTTTGATCGACATTTGTTCCGAGTACCGCTGTCAGTCCGTTGATTGTTGAGTCAGCCATAACTATTGAAGGGAGATGAAGAACCGGTCGCCAGAGGCATCAATGGTCAGGTAATCGGTAGCCGTGGCCCACAGAATGAATCCGGTAGTATCGGTTCCAGATCCAGATCCAGAAGCGACCAGCCTCGTTGCAAGACTTAGTGGTCCACAGGCCATGTTAGGAGTTGATGATTCCGTTGTAAGCGATCACGGAACCAGACGTAAGTTGGAAGCTTGCGATTGGTCCGGGCATGGTAATGCCAGCAGGAATGGTGGTCGCGCTCCAGGTCCCAGAGATGTTGTTTCCGGTGATCGAGGTGAAGATCGTTGGAACAACAGTTGTGATGGCAACAAATGGGCCGGTGGTTAAAGCCGTGTTTGTCACGAGCCGGAAGCCCGAATTTCCCATCGAATACTGGATCGCTTGATTTGATACGTCGCTCATATATCCCAGATCTTCCGAATTTGATTCTTGCTGAAAGTGCTTTCAAAGCGGGAACCCTGCCGGTCTTCCATCCGGCTGAATCCCTTCTTCACATGGTCCTTGAGTTCGGCTTCACGAGCAAAACCGGTGACCCCGAAGCGGGCCACCGGCTGTCGCGTCCACCGTTTCCCATCAAGGACAACAGAGTCAGTGCCCATCGGAGCGATATGCTCGATGGACCGGCCATTGTTCTCGAAGGTGTAGATCGGCATGTTAGGACTCCATCTCGCTATCGTACTTGGAAACCATTTCGCGCATGCCCTTTTCATCCATAGGCTGCTTGGCTTCCATCGCATCCTCACCGGTCTTCTCGTACTCAGCGGGCATACCGTTCACGCTCTTGATCTCAACATAGGCTTCGCCGCCTTTGAGCTTCTTGAGAATGCCTCGCACATCATCGAGAATCACTTCATCACCAACCTCAGGAGTGGCCTGTTGGCCATCTTCCATGTCAGTGGAAAGAGCCTCGACTGGAATAGAAATCATGGGCGCATTGTTGTCAGCCTCTTCACATCCGCAAGCGGAATGAGAAGGGGCACCACCGATTGCTCGATGATGCCCCTTTGGGCTGACGGCAATCACCATGATGGTGGCCGTCTTGGGTCGCATATTACAGGTTGCTATTGGTCTTAGTACGATGCACCAAGTACCAGGTCGGGTTACCAGTGGAACCCGTGTTACCAGCAGCCAGACGGAGCGTAGCGAAGTACAGCTTCACACCAACGGTGATGAGCTGGTTCAACGGATCGCTCTTGTCGGGGGTATCGGTGATAACGATCTTCGGAGACAACGGATCATCACCGGTCAGAGCAGGGATACCAAACGACTCGTTACCAAAGAAGAACGAGGCGATGATGTCCTTACCAACACCGTTCACACCGCCACCACCAGAAGTGTTGAACACAAACTGATCGCCAGCAGTAGCGGAACCCAAACTGACGAACGAGTTCGTCTGGGTGACAACGCGGCAACCGTAGATGGAACCAACCTCGCCCTTGTAGAACGGTTGGCCCTTGTTGCCGTAGTTGGAAGCGTTCAACCAGTCGCTATCGCGCATCAAGTCGCGAGCAACGCGAGGATCGGTCGCGAGGACGTAGCCACCGTTGATCATCGGAGCGCGATTGCGCTTCAGGCGGGTCATGGAATCGAGGACAGCCGCCGCACCCATAGCGCAATCAGTGGAAGTGGTCGCGCTGTTCAACGCAGAATAAGACTGCGTAAGAGTTCCACCCACATTCAACGTGGAGGGGTTACCGTACACGTTGATACCGCCGGAGCTGGCAATAGTATTGCAAGCATCAGCGTTCTCAAAGGGACCGGGAGAAGCAGTGCTTCCAACTTCAGGCGCACTACCGATGGACGAACCGCTCGTGAGGAGGTTGGAACCGATCAGCGTGTTGCGGATCACGGAGTCAACCCAGAGGGCCATGTCCAGACCGGAGGTCTTGGTGGCCTGCTGGAGCGAGTTGAACAGGTCCGTGGCGCGGAGGATGTCGGTCAAACCGATCACCTGACCGTACTGGGCGAGCGACTTGCTGAGGCTGTTCAGGGCCAGAGCGCGGTAGTTCGCGGAGCTGATGGCCGTACCCTCGGAGCTGATGGTCTGGACACCCGAGACGCTCGGCGAACCGAAGCGGAACATCGTGATGGCCTTGTTACCATTGTTCCGGGGGATCGGAGCCTTCATGGCGAACTGATCCAGGATGGTCTCCTGCTGTACGATGGAGAGCAGTTCCTTACTGAAGTAGTTCTGGAACTGGCTCGTGAGCGTGGTTGAAGTAGTAACTGGCATATTTTAGTTGTGGTTGGCCATTAGCCTTCGTCCCGGTCGAACTCTCTCGTCGCTCGCATGAGCGCATCCCTTTGCTCCTTCAGGGATAGCTTGGAGAAATCCTTCTCCTCTGCTTTGAGTTGTCCTGCCGGTACGCTTTTGCCAATGGCGGTCTTCTGCTGGAGCTTACTGAGTTGTTCTTTCAGAGACTTATTCTCGGCTTCCATCGACTGAGATCGTTCGGCTGCATTCTGGAGCTTCACAATTTCGACAGCGTGAACGAGTCCATCAGGAGTCGCGGTCAACAGCGGGAAATTATTCAGAAGCTGAACAGTACGCTTGTACTCAGAGCTGTTCTGATCTTTCAGCCAAGCCTCCTTCTCGGACAACTTGCCGTAGTTTTCAGCCCATGACTTCTGGAACTGCTCCTGTTGAACCTTCTGCTGTCTTTCACCAGCCGCTTTCCTGACATTATCAGCCTTGGCTCGCGCTGCCTTGGCCAACTGAGAATCGCCATCAGCCTCGAACTCCTTAGCCGCAGCCTCGTAGTCCTCCGCCGTATAGCCCTTCTCGTCCCGATGAGAATTGGTCTCGGTAGCCTTGGATTGCTCCCGGCTCCTGCTCCATTCCTCACGCTCACGCTTCACCGCTTCGCGCTCAGCCTTGAGGGCCTCCTTCTCAGCGTTGATTTGCTCCCAGGTCTTGGCCTTTCGGTTTTGCTCCTGGGCGAATTTGCTCTTCTCCTTCTCAACCTTCGGCTCAGTCTTTGTCGCCTTCGGCTCAGTCTCTGACTTTGTGCTTACTTCCTTCTCACCACCATCGAACTCTTTGCTGGCGGTCACCTCATTTGAGGATTCCTGCTCAGTCGAAGCAGTCTCACTTGGTGTTGGAGACGACTCCCTTGGCTGGCTGTCGATATCGACACCGGCATCGTGATCTCTGGCTAGGGCGAGTAGGCCATCTGCACTGATTGATTCGTCTGACATATTGTGCTTTTACTCGTTTGCTGGTCCGCACAGACCAACAACCGCAACTTTGATCCTATGTATTCGTGGCAGAATCCGGATCATCTTCCTGCCCCGTAATTGATTCCTGATCGGCCATCATCTCGATGACCTTCACAAGACTGGCCTGACCCATTGCAAATCCTGAGGAGTATTGCAAATGGTTTCGGTCAGTTATAGCAGAAGCGTTCTGCATTAGCACAGTGTTTAACAGTGCGTCCTTGAATCGTTTGCCAGTATCGCTTCTGAAGAAATTGTTGAGCGCAGCCGCGTCCTCCTTTCGCCAAGGAAGCGGATCAACCCACATCTGATGCCGCGAGAAAGTCCAAGCGGTCCTGAGTTTCGCGAGGAAGCTTACCATGCTTTGCAACTCCAGGTTCTAGGCTTCGTGATATCCGTCGCCGTATCGCAGTTATGCCGCGCACGGAAGTTCTTTCGCCGTTCCGGGTCATCCTTCTTGATCTCCATCTTCGGATCACCGAATCGGACCTTGATGATCGTCCCCTTCGGGTTGCGAACATACACGGCCTTCTTCTTGGCCTCGCTAGGAGTGTAGAACGGCTTGTTCAGCGTTACCTTCTTGCCTTGGTACTCGGCCATATCAGGACTGGAATAGGGGTGAATCCTGCAATTCCTTGATGTTCTCGGACTTCCTAGTCTTCTGGAACCTGATTTTCGGTGCCACACCCTCCTCAAGCTGCTCCAAATTGGTAGCTACAT